CACCCCCCCTTCTTTAATAACTTTTAACACCTTTATTTTATTAGATTTTCGCCAATCTTTCAAATCGGTGAAGTTAAAGTTGTTTACTTCTCCACACCTAGGACAAATATAACACAACTTCCCCCTCACGTTTTCATAACAAATGAGCTTCCTACATTTTGAACACCTAAGCTCTCTGTATTTCTCTTCGTTTATTTCAATCATCTAGTTCTCGCCCTAAAATTTATGCTAAACAAATCTCTTCCCCGATCGTCTCTTCCCAAATGGCCACCCTCTGCAATCGCCAAAATAAAATAAAAATATGTCTCATCTGTAACTAGATTGACGTTCGAACTTCGGTGAAGCAGTGATCTTATAGAATCTAATTTTGCTTTTCCGGTGGCATAATTTGTGGATCGAATCATAATTTGGAAAGTCGGCTCTTTAGTCGGAATATCCTTGTCTGGCTCTGATCCACCAGTATCCAAAACAGCGATGCAAGCATCAGGATCCTCAGGTAAATATCCACAAAAAACATTAGTGGCGATCGTTCCAACGCCCTCTTCTTCTAAGTAATCTGCTACATCATTTATTAATATACTCATTTCAGAAATCCTCCAATTATTTGTTTATAAATTTCCCTAAAAGCTTTCAAATTATGTTTTATCGGGTCTTCAAGATACTTTCCTTTCCTCCCTCCCTGAAAACTGTACTGAGGGTTTTCGTGAAGCCGAGCCGCATATACTTTATTATATCCTACCAACCTCTCAAATTCACTACTCCCAGACTCCGTATGACCACTGGTTTCCAATGCCCCCGTGTCGTGGGGTACTTCCATAGTGCTTAATCTTAAAACCTCATTAGCGATTTTTTTGAGAGCCGTCTTGCTATTTTTGTCGATCCCACTTGAAAGTTTACTAAACCCCTTTTTCCATTGCCTCAAATCTAGTGTGACCGTTAAGTTTCTACCCATTTGATTAGCTCCAATCTTAAGTGATGAACATTCCCTTGACCACCAACTGGCTCTGTTTTTCCCCAGACTTTGTAATAATCATCTCCAAAATCAACTCTATCATTTATGTTTATATCCAGATCCGCCTTTGCGTGCATTAAGCCCGTAATCATAAGAACTTGCCCATTAGGTAAAAGTTTCGTTTTAGATATTTTTTTGAACCTTGCATTGTAATCCGTCCCGTCTCCTATCACTACCCGGCCATACCTATTTCTGCTTGTTTTTGGGTATAAAGTAACTTCTTGATTGAAAAATCCGTTTATAGACATCTTAATCTATGATAACACCCTTGATGTTTCTGATACCACGAAGTAGCATTTTTGCTTTAGGTGCTATCAGATCCTCAAGTCTGCTAGAATCCTCCCCAAATCTTTCGTAAGAATAATCATCAATTTTCTCCCTTTTCAAATTTACTTTATTCGTTGAGAAAAAGTCATCTCCCATCTGGATTCTATATTCTACCTGAGTGGCGGTGGCTCTCTTAACCTCTTCTGGAATCGACTTAAACCAAGTGTTTGTGGCTATTTGGCTGTCGTAAATTGCATCTTCCCTAAGTCTTGGGAATTTCCCCAACTGCCAAATTTTATAATAAGAAGTGTTATCCAGGGTGGCAGTGAAAGTTTCTACCGTTAAAACCCCAGCCTTTGTACTCGCTGTACACATATGTCGCTCACCTTTCCCAGTACCACCAACAATCTCAACCATGCAAAGCACAAAATAATCTTTTTCGTAAATGTTTTGATGTTTAGTTTGAAGTTCCAAGGTAGTCGTTGACCCACCTGAGGCCATTCCTTTAATCACATTTGATAAGGCTGGTGTTTGGAATCCCACGTAAGCATCGATCATTTCTTCTGCTTGAGATATTTGATCCTCCGCTTCTGTATCGTCAGTAACAGTGATGTCGGCGTATTCTTCGAGTTCTGTAATTGTTAGATATCCTCTTTTTGACATTAGTTTTGATCCTCCCAATCAGTATTATTTTTATTGTACCACTTATCCCCGCCTCTGCCATCCCAGGGACATATTTCCGAATCCCAAGTGTACCTAGTCGAATCCCAAAACGCTTCAAATAGTCGCTGTAACCACTCAGTAACATTTTTTGTAAACCATTTCTTGACTGCCATAATTTATTTTACCAAGTTATTTCATCTCTTGTCTCTCTTTCTTCATTCAAGATTCTGTGCCAACCTTTTTTTTCTTTATCTCCCACGCTTTCATACCAGTCATAAAGATCATCAAACCACTTCTGAAAATCCCATTTAACATTGTCCATCAAATATCTCTCGGCGTGGTTTCTGACCGCTTTTCTATCAAGTTTGTATATATTTTTGGCCGCCCAAATAAAGTCATTCAAGGTGTCCCCTCGATATCCATTGAAACCATTTATCACCGTTCCGGGGAATACTGCAAAGTTTGTAGTGATGACCGGAGTACCACTCAGCATTGACTCAACGTGAGTACTGGCAAAACATTCCATATAAATCGTTGGAGTGAAAGTTGCGATTGCCTTGGCCATTAGCTTTTTTCTCTGCTCGACATTCACAAAACCAACATACTCCCAATTTCCCTTAGGAATAGTGAAATCACTATATTGCCCTTTAAGAGATCCATCAGGTTGAACACTAGCACCTTGCCCGGCAATGATCAGCTTCTTACCAGCTTCTTTCGCCGCCAAATAAGCAGTCAATATCCCTTTCCTCATAATCATCCTACCTATAAAGAAAAAGTAATCATCAGCCTTTTCGCTATAGGTAATATCTTTTGGATCGAAGTAGTTAGGAATCACCCGATCATAATAATTTCCATTGATACATTTTCTCGGATGTTCTGATCCATAAGTGAAATTTTGAATGTAGGCACTCTCAAACGCCCTAAACTTCATATAAGAGCCCCTGTAGCCCACCCCTGGCTCACAAGTTAGGTGTAAGCCCACTGAATCAGCTATTGGCTTGAAATATGGCCCCTGAGAGCATAAAAGGAAGTCTCCTGGCTTCTTAATCTTATTTATGTGAGTAATACAAGCCGAATAGAATTTCATTGTCGATGGATTCTTCTTTGAATTGAAATCGTGCCTAAAATCAGTATTCGTATAGTCATACCCAATACAGTACCTATTATCTCCATCACCATAATCTCTCGCTATATCGTTTAGAGTATGGGTTTGAATAAAATGTAGCCGATCACTATTGCAATACTCTTCAATATCACTTCCCTCACTCCCATAGAAAAAGACTTCGTGACCTAAAGAGATCAGCATTTTTGCTAGTTTTCTATTTTTTTGGGTGAAAGCACAAGAGATAAACTCCTTGCTTTGAGGTAAATGGACTAATGAGAGTAAATGAAATCTATACTTTCTCATAATGTTGTATTTAACCTTTTTGGTATTTTTATACCATCTGATAAATTACATCGATTGCACAGTTGATGCCAATCTGAAGCATCTTTCTTATATTTACCACTCTTATTAGCCCAACAATACTTTTTTGCAATACAACCATTCTCACATCTTGTAGCTTTTCCAAGTTTTCTGTTAATCCAAGAATGAAGACCCGGATAACTCAATTTCCCCGTTTTTTCCTTAAACTCTGTAGCGACAGAATAATGTTTTCCTTTTTTTATATTACTCATTTTCTTCTTAGTTTCTTCTGAATGGGGAACTAAATGTCCATAATTAGGATGTTTTTTCCTATCTATCTTTTTTCCTTTATGCCAAGGGGTCGATCCCTTAACAAATCTTCCTTTATTATCTCTCATCCATTAAATATACCACAATTTATGGAGTATATAAAGGAGTGGGAAAAATTCCATGATAACAACGGCCTTTACAATATCTCTCGTTTAAATCTTCAACCTTTCCTATTCCTCCGAGCCATTTATCGAGCTTCCCGGCTTTTAATATGTGCGGGTGTCCCTCATTAGACGAAGTATCTATCCACTCAAAAATCCTGATAATTTTACTTATCTCTAGGGCGTTTCCAATTATCATCTCCGGATCGTCTGTGTGTTGAAGTACGTTGTAAATCCAAACCTCATCGAAAATACTAAAATTTTCAATATCCTCTCCTTTGCTGTGTACTAATTTTATCCCCACCTCTTTATATCTCAGTTTCACCCATTCTGGATATTGACACGGGTCTACGACCACTCCAGCGGCATTAATTCCAGAACACTTGAGAAGTATAGAACACGGGCCACCACCAATATCCAAAATCTTCTTACCCTTCACATCGAAATTATAAGGTGATTTTCCATCGTGAAATGTTTTTAGCCCCATCTTTTTAGCATAGATTAGTTGTTTTTCTTCTTCCCCGAAAGTATTTGCACAATTCCCCCACCAACTCCTTTCCCATTTTTGAGCTTTTTTCCAAGACATAACTAAATTTATATGATTGTATGATGAATGTCAAGTCCTAGTTGGCCACTACTCCTGCTACCTTTTTCAAACTAGCTTCTGCCACCTTTAAAACTTTTTTTACACTAGCCCAAGCAACACCAGAGAGCTTTTTAATACTTCCGCCGCCGGCAACGGTATAAGTAATTCTAATTTTTACATACTCGATGGATGGTGTGCCATACTTTGACCCTGATTCGGTTACTGCAAGCCTGAACCCAAAATCAGAATCTATAATATCCGAGGCGGTAAGTGATGCCGACCAATTGTCTGAAGGGTCTCCATAACTAGCGAGGGCTTCAGAAGCAAAATCAAGAGGCCAGCTTAAGCCGGAGGCTTTGTTATCCCCCACCGGCGTACCAGCACCGTTAATCAGCTGAACAGTATTATCCGTAATTACTGTAGCTAGTCCACTAAGACGATAGACATATCTCATTATTTCTACCTCAATGCCCGTAATGGTAGAACCAACAGGAACGTCGCTTGTGGTAAACCCAAAATTAGTTAAAATAAGAAAAGAACTTGTTTCGTCTTTTAAATCAGTTGCCTTGTCATAGAGGCTATCATCGTAATCTGCATTACCAATTACGTCCCAGCTACTAC